GAGTGCGAGAAGCATGAATAAGGGCTTCATCTATTTCGTTTAAATCCTCAGTTTCTCCATTCATAACTTTTCCAACCAATAAAGAAACCCTAGACAATTTGGCTAGGGCTTTCGCAGAGATAGTAAAATCTGCTAACGCAAGTGTAACACAGAAAAGTGAAAACTTTTGCAAATTAAAGTGTTGAGTTTCTGGCTTTGATGATTGCAGAGAGATCATACAAACTACCTCGCCTTTCTACTTTGTTGGCCTTTATCAAGTTATAAACAGTTCGTTCAGTAGTTCCCATCCAAGCCGCTATTGCTTCAACATCTAAATAAAATTTCCTATTAGGGTTACTCATTGCCAAGGCGATTAACCTCAGCACCGACCAACTCTGTTTACATCCAAAGCATCTAACATCATCCATAAGATTCTCTACATCAATTACAACAAATCTTTTACAATCATCAGTTGGGCAAGGAATCCTTCTTGCCTGTTCTGTAAATCTTTTAGCAGCCGATCTACCTTTTGCGTGTAGGCCATAAACCTCACCTGCAAATTCTACCGCCCATTCTTGGGCTAGGCTCCACTCTAAGTGGGAGCAGTGAAAATCTACTGTTGCCTGCACCTCAGCATCAATGGTTCGTTCCTTGGGAACTAGGGCTGGTGGGGTTAGCCGTCTATCTGATCTAATGATTACCTCCCAAGAGTGCAGGATTCGCAGCAGGTCAGTAGCCACTGAGAAATCTAGGGCTGCAACATTTACCCCAATGCTTCTCTCAGCACTAGCCTTACCTGAGCCGCTTCTGCCTGGGCTAATAAACATCTGCGCCTCAAAATGTAGATCAGGTAACTCGGTTAATGAGGATTTAACTTTCATAAAGCAAATGCGGCAAGCGCCTTCTTTTTCAGTAGTTCTGCTACATACTTGGCAGGTCATCAGAAGGGTATCTCCTCTAGGTCTAGTTTTTGATTTACCTTGCGGTTCCAGTAATCAGGCGGATCAGTTTCAAACAAAGTAAAAGTGCTGCACCGATGCTCAGCCAAAATTACCCGATCAGGTTTGTAAACTGTGCCAACTACATAAGCGCCTATTCTTGGGGTAGCCTCAAAACTAATTAAAGTTCGATGCGCCTCATAGGTTCTAATCTGATTAACCTTCTTAGTAATCTCCTCGATGATGTTGAGCCGAGGTGTATCAAGTTTAGTGTAGAAGCCACTAGAACAATTCCCTGCCCAAATAAGTTTTCCACAGGCTCGGCAGTTTATAGGTTTAAAGTCTAAATAACTCATAGCACTGAACCTCTACGCATACCGAACCACCGATCCGCGTTCCCCTCTAAAGAGGGGGAACGGCGGATCGGTTGAATGGCAGAAATCCGCAGGTTCAGCGGATCGGTTGCGGATCGGCGGATCGGTTGTTTCATAGGAAGTTATCCACAGGCAACGGCTTTAAATCATTAGCCAAATAAGCCATCTCATATCGGTATAGCGACTTTTGCCCAACCCTACGAACTGATAAGCACCTACGATTTACTAGCGAATCTAGGATTACTTTGATGTTATCGTTGCCGACACTTAGGCCATCTTTTCGCAATCTAGTTGCAATCTCATTCTTACCCATCTCAACGCCGTGTTCTGCCATAAAGGTAGAAACCTGCTCCATTTTCTTTTCGATGCTCATAACCTCAGCAGTTGCACCTTCAAGATTTATCTTGATATTTCCAGATGCCAATGCCTTGATATTTGCAACGCCAAGGTTCTTACCCTCCTGGCAAATGGCGCGGACAAAGCCAGGGCGATCCTTAGTAACCTTAAGCGCTAGGCAGCCGTCAATGCCTCTGCCGAAGGCAATCTCCACCTCAACTGCCACCGCGCAGCCATCTATATCTGCTCGCTTTGCCTGCGCTCCAATGGCGTAATTTCCTCGATTATCTTTAGATTTAGTAACATGATCAATAGTTAATATCGCTGCATTATGTAATCTCATTGGGCGCAGCACCTCTTGGCTAAAGGCGGTGGCATCCTTATTTTTCTCTAAATCTAAGCCCATCACATTCATCGCTGCATTTACGCCGTCTAAAACTATTAAAGAGGGTTTGTAATACTCTATTTTGCCTAGTAATGCCTCTCTAGCACCTGCTGTAAGCGGTTCTGATGGGTTACTATACAGAAAGGTTTTAAACTGCCTTAAATCGGCTCCTAGCGTGTTTAGGCGATTATAGATACCTCGAACTGAATCCTCAAAATCTAGGTAGAAAACGCAGTTACCCTTTTCTAATTCCTGCCTAACCGCCTCTAATGCTACCCAAGTTTTACCTGATTCACTTTCGCCGAACAATGCGTTGATCTTGCCAGCATAGAAAATACAGTGCCCATCTGCTCTAGCCAAAATTGATGGCTCAGGTTCATCAAATATATTATCTGAGTTAATAAAATCAGGTATCCAAGTAGAGGTTGTTACCTCCTCATTCTCATCTCGCAGTGTAACTAGCGAGGGAGAGTGAGTTTGTAGATTTTGTAAGGTGTTTAGTTCTACTGGCTTGCCGTAGCCTTGGCTTCGCAAGGCAGAGGCAGCAGCCTTAAAATCACCTGCGTGTTCTAGTGTGGCGTAGGCAGCGAACTTGGAATAAGAATGCTCTGATTCAAATATTGTTGATGTGGTAAATACATAAAGATTATCTTTGCCGTTGAAGTTTGTGGTGGCTGAAATGCCTTCGGCTTTGCCTGGCCTGCGCCAAGCAGTTGCCTCATTCTTTGTATAAACCTTTGACCAACCAAGAGGAGTAAGAATCTGATCCCAAGAAACTTTAGAGTTGTAATCATCTCCTGGCAGCGCCAAGTTAATCTCACGGCTTTTAACCTCTTGCGCTATGTTTTCAATCTTTGGCATTTCATCAAAGCATTTAAATATTGAGAACAGCGCCTCACGCTCTGCAAATGTAATAGTTGGAATTGTTTGGATTGAACCACTTAACATTTTCCAAGATTCACCTGACGGGTGGCAAGCACCACCTGAAGGAGCCAAGATTACAAAGCCGCCTTCACCTCTAGTTTCTGCCAATACATCAATGGTTTCATTCGCCCCTGGCCTGCGAGCAAGTTTCTGGTTGCCTGGTGTTATGGAATCGGCGATTCGATATAACCAATGGATACCGCCTGAAGGTGTAACTTCGCAATAACCTTCTTGAATTGTTTTCCAAAGATCACCAAGGCCTGAGTTCTCAGCCATATCTTTTGCCTGAATATGTATTTGTGCTGCAACGGCTCTACCTTCAAGTTCTAACATCTCTAAATTACCTGATACGGCTCCACAGATAGCGCCGACACCTTGCTGAGTTCCCTTGCCAAACCAATCAACTAATTCTTGGGTTGTTGGGCGCTGCTCTTGATATTTAGCCCAAGTAAATGGAGCAGGTCTTTTAGAACCATCCATTGAAACAGGAACTACTGAGATTCCCTCCTTGGCAAGTTGCAGCGCTGCTAGGTAGATATCGTTCATTGGCAACTGTTGCAATAGTTTGTGGCGCGGATATTTTTCATTGCAACAAAGAAGTGGTTACCGCAATGGCTGCAATTTAATAATTTAAATGCCTTTGGTTTTTTCTCTATGATAATCGGTGATCTAAATTTAATCATAACCTCCCCCTTAAAGATACGAATGGTGTTATTTTAATTCTTAAATCATCATCAACGATCCAAGTTTCATCAAAGCCAGCCTCAGTTGTTTCCATTTGCTGCCTCTACTAATCTTTTAACTATAAACTCAACAACAGGCACGGCTACCGCGTTGCCCATTTGTTTATAGCGATGGCCGTCTGTTTGCCCTGCTGTCCAATTATCAGGGAAGCCTTGCAATCTTTCACACTCTAGCGGAGTTAGACGGCGAACTATTGAATTACTTTCGGCTAAAACTGTAACTCTGGCTTCGTGGTTGTTATCATAAACAGATATATTCCTAGAAACATTTGTTGCCATCCATTGTTCCTCATCCTTTTCTGCAAGATTTTTTTTGTATCCTTGAACTAATGGCTCAGAACCTGTTGGCATACCTGCTCTTAAAGTTCCAACAACATCTGCCTCACTATAATCTGCAAAAGAGGATGGATTGTTAATAATTGCAACGCCGTGCCGATTCTGACTACTAGCAGTTAATGTATAACTTGGATCATTCTCACCTAAAAATCCTGAACCATCAGGGCCATTATTATCTTGAGCGCCAACCATCGCACCGTGCATTGGAAACACCATTGGCATATTATTTCCACCTGTACCCATTGATGAAAGTAAAGTATTAACTACATTATCATTAACTCTTGCACCATCCTCACGATGAGGACTAAAAACTATCATTTGCATTTTGTTTTTATCAGGCATTCTTTGTTCATTAGATGAAACTGTTAATGTATCTGCTACATCTTTTCCACTCCACCACTCTGAGTTTCCAACGCCTTTTGCAATCTTTCTGGTAACTTTTTGCCCCTTCGATTTGCTCGCCTCAATATACCTTGCGCGGCCATCGGCGATAGCGAGTATTTGTTCAGGTGATCCCCCTGAGTTTCCAAAACTTCCGACAATGAACACTCTACGCCTTCGTTGGGGAACTCCGAAGTATTGAGCATCAAGCACCCTAAATGCGATGCGATACCCGCGCTCGACCAGTGCTTCAAGAACTGTGGCCATATCTTTTCCTTGATTTGAGGAAAGTAAGCCAGGTACATTTTCGAGGATAAAATACTGCGACTTCGTTTGCTCAAGCAGGCGACAGATTTCCCAGAATAATCCTGATCTAGCACCACCCAATCCTGCTCTCCTTCCAGCCATTGATAAATCTTGGCAGGGGAATCCTCCTGTAATAATTCCATTCCTGGGATCAAATCCTGCTGCGATAAGTTGTTCACCTGTTACCCCCTTTATATCGTTAAATAACTTTGAATTTGGAAATTGTTTTGCCAATACTGCGCTAGCCTTTTGATCTATCTCAACACTGGCTACAACTTTTACTCCGCTGCGCTCTAGTGCTAAATCAAAACCACCTACACCTGCAAATAAAGAAACTGCTGTTAATTGTTTCATTTCACCCCCAATCAATTTTTAGTAGTGCAAGCGTTGGAATCGAACCAACTTTTCCCCCAGGAAAGCCACCAGGCGCTTGCTATCTTGGCAGTTAAAAGGAAGGTTAAAACCGCCAAGAATTATTTATTGTTTGCCACCTAATTGAGCAAGAAGCGCAGCAACTTCAGGAGTTATCGTGCCATTCGCCGCAGGCACCGCCGCTGCTACCGCAGGGGCAGGAGCGCTGGCTGTTGTTAAATAAGCATTTGCTTTTGCAAGAGCAGCAGCATCAGTAGTTGCATCTAATAATATCCAAGGCGCAGATTTACCTGGCTTAGCAGTTCCCTGCCCAATTCTGGCTAGAACCTTTTGTCCGATCTTAGTTTTAAGAGCAGAGCGCAGCGCAACATTAAAGAATAAAACGCTATCGTAAGTTTTGTTAGTATCTAAATTTACTAAAGATACCTCTACCGCCTCGGCATCGCCGTGAATTGTTTTGATGCCTGTTTTATACTCTGTTGGAGTTATGATTAGTAATTGACCTGCTAGGTCTGCAACCTTTGGGCCGTTTTCACTTACTGATGGTGGTGAGAAGGTCATTCTCATTCCCCCTTTTCTGTTTGATTGGTTGTTTGGATTGGGTCTTGCATTTGTTGTTGGTGAATTAGATTTGACTCTAACTCCTCTTTCAACTTTTTTAAATCATTTATTGTGGCTTCATCTAGGCTCATAATGTATCGCCTGCGCAAGCAACTGATTCATCTTTACTAAATGGTTGGAAATATGGGCAGTAATTACAAAGGCGGCTGCTCACCTTTGGAATCACTGCCCACATTGACGGAAACTGCTCAACATCTATTGAAGTGAGCAGCGCATATAAGTTATCTAATCTTTCTAAGGCTGCTAGTGCAACCTGCTCATCGTAATCATAAAGTTCTATGTGCATTTCATCTATTGATCCTGATGTTGGTAAATATATAAGTGCAACTTTATTTACTAATAATCCTTGCTGCGCTAAGCCGTAGCCGTAGAGTTGCACCTGTATTTGTTGCTGGCTAGTTGCACCACTACTTCGGCGTTCCTTTAATCCTGATGCGCCAGTGGTTTTCCAATCCATCACAATTCCACGAACCTCATCGTATAAATCAACTGTTCCTGCAAGGCCGCCTCTGATAGTTACCTTTTGCTCTACTTTAAAACCATCTATTTTTTCAAATATATCCGCTAAGTGAGCGTGAATTGCAGTTCCAACTTGCGCAACCCAATTACCACCTGAGCCTTCATTTGCCTTTGGAATATCAATTAATTTATAGGCAAGACGGCGCAAACATTCGTGTCCAATCTCAGATGGGCCAATAGATGCTTGCTTTGCTCTTGGTGTCCAAGTACCAGCATCGGTTATTATTTTTGCAATATCCATTGCCATTTGCTTACTTGGTTTATTTGGTGCTACTAAATTATTCATCATCCTCATCATCATCGTATTCATCAGGTACGGCTGGATTAAATGGCGGTGGATCAAAAAGTGGGCTTGGGATAATTGTACTACTCATTATCTGCCTCAACTATCGTGAATCGCCGAGAGTTTGAAATAACTTCCAAAGTGTCTAAAACTTGCTGAGGTAATATTTCCTTAGCACGCTTTACATCAAAACGGCGAGTTTCTACAAAACTCCAGCGAACAACTGGGCGATTTTGATACATTCCAACTTCGCAATCACCTAATGAGGTTTCAATGTGCGACCTAGCAACATCTGCTACCTCTTGCCATTCTTTAATCTTGGCTAGAGCGCCTTTATAGTTCTCTAGCCAAGCAGCGGTGTTGCTATCAAGATCAGCAACACCTTTTTCTATTTCTACACTCATTACTACCCCCTTATTTATTTACCAGTATTTGTGCTTTTGCCAATGTTTCCAAGCGGTGCAAGCACCACCAGAACCATAATGCCGCCCAAGATAGGCAAGGGCTGCAACCATTTGTGCTGCTGGAGCATCAGAGCGTTTCATCCCTAGATTCTCCATTGTGCCATCTAGTAGTTGGCCTATTCCCTCAGCCGAACTAACTGGATTCTTATGATCATTCCAATTGCTTTCTTTTCGCATTAGTTGATCCCAACATTTAAAATCTTTATCATTTAACAGTTCTTTTGCCAGTTCTCTAGCATCTACCTCACTTATCAGTGTTGTAGGAGCAGGCGTAAGAGGGCTTACTCGATCTGGTGAAACTGCTTGAACTAATAAAGAAGTCATCGCACTAACTCCGATGATAAGTGCAATTCTTTTACTAACTTTTCTATATTCAGGTTTGATTGGATTGCTCCTTTCATTTTCATCTTTTCATACCTACGAATCATCTCTTTTACATAAGGTAGATTCACTTGCAGAAATGATGCTATGTGTTGAGGAGTGCTTCCTTCATCGTGCATTTTCCGAACGATTTTGGCTTTACCCTTGCGTTCCACGAACAGAGATTGTTTTTTAAATAATCTCCTACGCATCTCGCCAGTAGTTCCACCCCAAATGCCGAATTGGATTCTCTCCTTTATCGCGTATTCCAAGCATTCCTCTCTGTGTATGCAGCCGTTGCAAATTGATTGCAACTCTGGGAGGCGCTCTGCCTCAGTGATCTTTCCATCAGGGAAAAAATAATCTTTATCTTGCAACTCTGCGCATATTGCATTTGAGAATTTAGGGGAATCAGATATGAAATCAATTGAACTCATTTCTCACTTAGCCATTGATCCAAGTCCTGCACCACCCAGGATTTTTCTATGCCAGCATTACGCCGTTTTACAATTACATAAGCAGGCGGAATGTAATCTAAATTCCGCGCTCTAGCATAATTCTCAGCCTCAGTAACGGCTTCATCCCAAAAGGTAGGCAGGTCTAACTTCTTTCGATTCTTAAGTTCTAAAATATAGGTGGAACCTGAGATAACAACAACTAAATCGCCTTCATCTCTCGCGCCTGCCTTGGTCAGACGCTCCGCCAAGACACCAGCAGAGCGAAAGAATTTTAGAACTGCTGTTTCAAAAGCAGCACCTTTCCTACCATTTGGATTTGCCAATTACTTCACAATCTCCAATCGGAGTTTATTTTTATCTTGAACTACGCAGATTATTTCTTGAGCCAAGTCTAATAACTCGCGCTCGGATAACTTTGCAACCTTTAGTGCCATCGGTGGCAAATTCTTGCGGATATTATCTAAACGCAAGGTTGCTTTATCATCACGCAGATTAGCGCTAGATGCGGCTTTCATTTCCGCAAAATCGCTAATTTCAATTTCATCGCTTATGTTTTCTATTAGATCAACGCAGGCTTCCTGCTCCTCTAAGTAAAGATTGTAAGAGCCGTCATTGCCAACAAAAATCTTAAAAATATCGCTCCAAGTTGTACTCATTTTTCTAATGCCTTTTTCATCTTGGCGCGGCTACGCTCTGCCTTCTTTACCTGCCCTGCCCAATCATCGCTGCCATTGGTTAGGATCGTGGCAAAGTAGGCCCCAACTAGGGCTAACGCTGCTGCACCTGCCATTAATGCCATTTCCATTCAGTACCCCCCTTTAGCGCCCAGGATTGGGCGTGGGGTCTATTGTGGCACAGGCCACCGACATTTGCCTGCCCTATCTACCCACGCCACGCCGAGGGCTAATTTGCTTAGGTAGTTGCGTGTCGGGGCATTTGTCTATACTCTTTACCTAATGGGCTGCGCAGGGTGGCTCACTAAAAGGAAGGCACGAAATGAATACAGTTAAATTAACACCAACAGAAAAAGCAGCACGCACGCGCAGAATAAATAAAGCGTGGATAGCAAAAGATGAAATGATTGCGCGTGAATACAATGCTTGGGTAAAAGCGTTAGATAGTTTTTGCCCACCACGAGATAGTGTTATTGATGCACTAGAAAAAAAGCGTGATGAAGCGATTGCAAAAATTCAAGCACAATTCAATCAGGAATATGATTCAGTAATGGAATCATTTAATAATTTAATGAAACCAACAAGTGATGCTTTAGAGCAAGCCCAAAACAAAGCGTGGGAAATTTGGAAAGATGATTGTTTGGGAAATTTCTAATGCAACGCTCTAAAAGATATTACGCAGTTCGCAAAGTAGCCAGAGTAACTTTCTGGCTACTAACGCTGGCCACGATTTATTTCTTGGCAACTCACATTAACTACACCGCCGATGGCTACTGCTTCGGCTCAATGGATAAGTGCTACCTAAAGGAAGGTAAATAATGAATAACTGCCAAATGTGTGAAAAGCCAGCAAAAGAATTAACTCGCCGCTGGTATCAATACGATAATGGCGAGCAGTTTCAATGCCTAGTTTGTCCAAAGTGCGATCTGCTTCACTCCAATATGTTGATGGCAGGGAGGTGAAAAATGGCTGCAATGAAAGCATTATTTATAGAAATGCAAATGGATATGTTAGCCTCTGCCGAAGTTTTGGCTACTGCTAGTAATAGCGGTGATCCTGATGAAATGAGCAGGGCTATCTATACCAGTATGAAAGTTTTAAATCCGCATCTAAAAACACTATTAGGAGAGTAATGGCTACCAAACCACAAAGATCAGTTCGAATTGCAGATGCGATTTGGAATAAAGTTAGAATCAAGGCAGCAGCCGAGGGCAAGAACGCCTCTGAGGTAATTAACGATTACCTGAAGGATTACATCAAGTGAGAATCCTTTGGGCGGTATTAACGGCGCTGGTGGCAATCGGCAAGGGCAGGAGGCCCCTGCCTTGGGCAATCCTGGGCTTTATGGGGGGTTGGATTGCCTTTGGCGCTGCCTGCCTCAGCCGCCAGCGCCCCTTGCGCCCAGTGCCTTCCTGGGCCTTAAATTGGGGGTATAGGAGCCAGGCCAAGCGTGCGGTGGCAGGGATAGACACGCCCAAGGATATTTTGGGCTAGGTACTTGACTTGTCTAGTCAGGTGTCTATACACTTATGCCATAGGGATACAAAAGGTAGCCCACAAAAGGAAGGCAAGAAAATGGCAAAGAAATATACAGGTTCAATCGGTGGTAATGGTTTCCAAGAAATTAATTATTATGCAGTAGATCAAATGATTGCATCAACAATTTCACAGAAAGCATTAGCAACTAAAACAACACAAATTTCACGCACTGTAAATCAACTTACAAAGATTCTACAAACAATGCCAGCAGAAATGTTTGAGATGATTGGTGCAGATATTATTGCAGCAGGTGAAAAACTTAATGATGCAGCAGGCGCAATTGCAGTTGCACACGATAAAAAAGCAGGTTTCTAAAACAGAAAATAACCCCTACCTCGCCGATGATTGCGAGGTAGGGGTTATTTTTATTGGGCTAGTGCTAGCGCTATGCCCTGCTCCAAAGAAATCTTTGGTTCATAAATCATATTCATAAATCTTGGATTACCAACACGATACTCAACACCAACAGGTGCGGTTGGATCAGTTTCTATCGGCGCTAAATATCCTGCTGCCAACATCATCATCTCTGCTAATTCAATAAAAGAGGTTGCCCTACCAGAGCAAATATTCATAACTTCAACGCCATTAAGAACGGCTGCAAAAGTTGCTTGAACTACATCATCAATATGTACAAAATCTCTAACTTGCTGGCCGCTTCCCCATATTTTAAATGGTGCTGCCTTAGCCCTAGCCCTAGCAACAAATGATGGGAATGGATAATCTAAAGATTGATCGCCGCCGTATCCTGAAAATGGGCGAAGGATTGTTACTTTCAAGCCTTCATCTCTTGCATACTGGGCCAACATTTCGCCAGTTAATTTACTCCAACCATAAGTTTGATCAGGAGTTCTAATGTGTTCTAAATTTATATCTTGCTCAGAGAGGATTGCTTTAAATCGCGCCTTCTGCAACATTATTGGATAAGCAGCAGAGGATGAGAAATAAACTATTCGCCCAGGGCGAGTTCTCAGCGCCCATTGGAAAAGGTCTGAATCAATCGCCAAGTCGGTGGCAACCGCCAAAGGATTACCTTCAATGGTGGCACGGCCTCCGACAACGGCGGCTAAATGAATTACTACATCAAAATAAGTATCATCGGCTGCAAAGAATTTGCGAGCATCAATGCCTGATTTAATATCAAAGCCAACTACTTCATTATTTTTAGTATCTAAGGCTCGATAAAATGCTCTACCTACAAATCCTTGATCGCCTGTAATTAGGATTTTCATTTGATTTTAGAAAGTAAGGTTTTATATCTATCGCTAGCAATATAATTATCAAAGGCTATTTTATCGGCTGAGTAAATTTCAGGTGCATTTACTCTGGCATAATTCTCATCCATCGGCGCTTTGCCATTAAATGCGTGGCAGTGTTCAATTATTACTTCAGGCATATATTTAATCTTGCCTAAATCTTGGCCAAGTTTTAGCCAGAAGTTATCGAGGTATAAATGGCGCTGAGTATCAGGAACCATTCCGCCTAATTCTTTTACAATTTGACTAGACATAGCAACGGCAGTTGGTAGCGCTGCGCCTTGGAATAAATCATTTCCATAAACAATATCTGAGCCTGAATAAAGTTGCTCAACAAATAACTGATCCCAATTGGCAGTTCTTGGGCGGTGGTCATCTCCCATAAATGCAAAGTTATCAAACTCACCTAGAAACTCTCGCGCTGCATAATTTAAAGGATAAGCCATCCCTTTGGTTTCATTATGAATCATAATTACAGATTCAAGCGGTAGTTTTAAAGAGTATTCATTGCGAGTTTCATCGCTAAAATCTACAACATAAACTCTTTTAGCCGTTGTATTTGTATCTACAAATGCTTGCTCTAGGGCAACAGCATTATCAGGTCGCCCCCTAGTTGGAATAATAACTATTAGATCAGTTTTTACCATTTGCCAACTCCCCTGCTATGGCAAAATAAGCAGCGCCATCAATGTAATTATCTGCCTTATAGGTTTCCATTGATCTTGCTACTTTAATTAGTGCGCAAATCATAGCGCCTTGCTCTGGTGTTATCTCGCGATCAAGATAAGCAGATAGAAGCCTGCTAATACGATTGAAGTTAATAGCAGGCGTTCCATAATCATTTTGTCTATCGGTGTGCGTGAGCCTCTTGGCTTCATCTAAAATTTTCCCCCGATTCATAAATTACTTTGAACCTAGTCCAAATTCTTGCTCAGTTTTATCTGCCCATTTTGCTAGTGGGGCTGCAAGTGAACCAATTAAGATTGCATATTGAGGAGCGAGATCAGCAGCGAGTGCAATTCCCATTGTTACGGCTGAGGCTAAAACTGCTCTTGCATAAGATTTTAAAGCAGCAATTGTTTTAGGGCTTTTTAGTTTAGCGATTAGGTCTTTCATATTCATCCTTTAAGGGCGAACTACACCCATTATTAGGGAGTAGGAGCGTTTCCTTAAAAACACACCATCTCCATTTGATTGGCTTCCTACATTACCACTTGAGGTGTTACCCTCAATAACTTGGAGGTATTTTAGCGCAGTGTTGTTCCACTTTACGATCCCGACATGATCAGGCTCAGCATCATTATCAAATTGAAAGAAGGCAATATCCCCTGCCTGGGCTTGGCCTATTGGGATTATTTTATTGTTTTTAGAAAACCATTTTAAACCTGCATCGCAGGAGGCAAATCCTTTTTTACTTTGGGCGGCAATTTTAGATATTAAACCAGCCTCATTAAAACACCAAGAAACGAAGGTAGCACACCAAGGTTGGTTATTTGCGCCATACCATTTACCAAAGATTGTTTCATTATTGGCAGCCTCTTTATAGCCTATTTGTGCTTTTGCTACTTCAACTACTTTACTCATTTTCCCCTATTTCTTTTTAACTAACAATCTGTAAATTTCATCAATCCTAATTTCTAGCCGATCAACTTGATTTGTAATACTATCAATGCGATCCCGAACCGAATTTCCACCATTAGGCTTAAGTTCAGATAGATAACTCTTGACTAAAAATCGAACTCCTGTTACTAAAAATCCAATAAGAGTTCCAACAGCAACTGCAATAGCAGCCCATTCGTTAGCGGTCATTTGGTAACTACTAACACTTGCATTGTTCCACTTCCTGCTCCTGCAATAGCATAAATAGGAGATTCGTGATTATTAATTGTTAATTTATCACCATTATCCATTTGATAACCAGTGCTTGAAGTTACATCTGATCCGCCAAGATAGACTGTATGCTTTGAATGAAGGTAAACACCTTCTGCAACACCATCTCCTGATACTAATAAGGTGGGGCTAGTGGTAACTGTTACCTGGCTTGAACTAATAGGCATTTTTCTCCTTAAATAAACCCCTATATTGTTACAATAAATTAACCAACGATCTAGTTCTACCAGTAGCAAGTTGGGTATAAACCTGAGTGGTAGCAACTGATGAGTGCCTCATCAAATCACGAACTGCAAGTAAATCACCATTTGATCGTTCTAACATATTGGTAGCAAAATAATGCCTGCAAGCGTGAAAGGTTTTTCGCCTTATGCCTAAGATTTTCATTTCCATAGAACACATCTTGCTAAGTTTGTTTGGAGTAACACTCCAAATCTTTCCTGATGTTTCGTGCTTTAAAATTGTTTGTGCCACAATATCTGCAACAGGTATAGATAAATCAGTGCCACCTTTTCCTGCAACTCGCAAAATATAACCGCCATCGCCTTTTTCTAAATCAACGCCACGAAGGTTAGCAACCTCCATTGCTCGCAATCCTGCTTTGCAGCCGATTATGAACCAATCTCGCATTGGTAGTTCTGCCTTGGTCATCACTAACTCGGCTTCGCCTGGCGTTAGCGGATGCGGTAGCCCCCTACTCTTACGAACGGCTGGCAGATCAAGATCGGCCTGATTATCTATTACACTCATTTTGCGCATTGCTTTAAAGATGCTGCGGATTCTTGCAGCGTAGGTTCCTTTGGTAGAGGTTGCCTTAACGCTCATAACTAGCCGTTGCAAATCCTCAACAGTGGCAACCTGGGGATGAACCCCTAGGCGCAGCAATAAACTAAAATCATTTCTGAATAGAGCCTCTGAGAAGCCTTGGCTTTCGTATCTATTCTTGAGTTTTTCTTTAATTGTTTCTAGTGGTATTTGTTCCATAGTAAAAATTGATCCTAGTCCTAGGGATTGTTCTTTGTCTAGGCACAATCGTATTTATACGAGAATAATCCCCTTTTGCACAATCCTCTGAGATTGTTCCAGGGTTTGTAGCGGATAGTGCGGAAGCCACTGGGCTTAAGTGGGCTACTGCTTCAAGTGGTGCAGTTATACAGGTTAAAAATTCTAGCACAAGCACTGAGGTAAGCAGTAGTTCGGTAACTTTTGCAGATACAGGTCTAAGTGTGAGTATTACACCAACAAGTGCATCAAATAAGATTTTAGTTTTTGTATGCCAAAATGGTTTATTTAAAAGTTCTGATAGTGTTGGTAACGCTTTAGATATAAACATTTATAGAGGCGCAACATCTATTGCAACAATAGTACAAGGCGCATCCTATACAAACAGCACTACGACATTGCAAGGAGAAACTGCTGCACAGACTTTTTTAGATGCCCCAGCAACCACTTCAGCACTTACTTATAAAACAATGTTTAGAAATAACAGCGGTAATAATGCTTCAATCAAAGTTCAACAAGGGGGAACGCTTTCGACAATTACTGTAATGGAGGTAACACCATAATGAGTAATACAAATATACAAATATCAGATGTTTTAATGTATTTAAGACCTAATGGTGGTTGGGTTATTTATGGTGAAGATTTTGCTACTATTAGATATGATGAAGGTGTTATACCAATTAGCAAAAAAGAGTTAGATAAAGGTTTCACAGAATATAATGCTTGGAAATCCCAACAAGATGTAGTAAAAGCAACAGCCAAAGCAACTGCCGAAGCCAAGTTATCAGCCTTAGGTTTAACTACAGATGACCTTCGGGTTTTAGGTTTATAGCACAATCCCCCAAGATTGTGCTTAAAGTCCTAGTGCTTCTAAGTCAGAGATCGTAAGCCCAAGCGCAGCCAGTTTAGCCTGTGCTGCTGCTTTGGCTGCTGCCTTCGCTTCGGCTTCGGCTATTTTCTCGGCCTTTACTTGCTCTATTGCAATATTTATTTCTTTTTGAGTAGGTGCATTACCATCTAATACATCCCACTTAATCGTTGCATAATCATCATTTGTAAATGAAAACTCAGCAGTTGGTTTTAATAATTGTATCGCTTGCACTAAAAAACTCATTATGCACCTATTTCTAAAAGTGTTATATGACTTGATGCGCCATTGTTATTTACATTCAAATAACCACCGCCACTAGTAGATCGTGGTCTGGCTTGAACTTTATATGTTATTGCAGATGTTGTGGATGGGCTGTCTAGATAATCAAAACCAGTCCTTGCAATTAGAGTTATGCTTGATGCACCACCGATTTCCACTAAACCGCTATCCTGCGCCTGTGTTGTGCCATCAACATCAAAAATACTAGTAGAGCCTCTTAATAATTTTTGAGAAAAACCTTGTATGTTGCCAGTTATGCCGCATTGTGCATTTATTCCAATTAAAATTAGAACTTTACTTGATGCCGCACTTGGAGTAATTGTTGCTGTAATGTTTGTATCTGTATATGTTGTAGAACTAATACTTACATTAGTGCTAGTGCTTGCATAAACTACTTGCAATACTTTACCACCACTTGCAGGTGTAGCCCATTTCATACCAGTAGCCTCAGAACTATCCGCTACGAGTGTGGTGCCGTTTGCGCCCACGGCAAGCCTAGCGTCGCTAGTGCTAAAGGTATAAAGATCACCTTTTGTGGTAAGGGGTGATACTGCGCCTGCTTGGATATAATCGTAGAAAATAGCCGCGCTTGCGCTGGTGAAGTATAGGATTCCTGCATCATTCTGAGGCAAAATCAAACTTCCTGCGGTAGCAACTGTGGCAGTTCCAGCAGTTACTGTGCAGGCTCCTGCGCCTAAGTTCTGAATAAATACTGTATCCCCTGCTGCGAACAAACCTGAGTTTACAGTTATTGTGGTGCTTCCTGCTGCATTCATTGCAACTGTGGTTCCTGCATCGGCTGCAACTAAAACATAACTTGCGGTTTTAGCAGTAGCAGCGCCACCGCCCATTGCAGTTTGCTGAAGGCTCGTCATCTGGGCTGCCGTTAAAACCTGCCCAGTGGTAAAGGTTTGTTTTGCCATTATGCTCCTTAATCAGTAACTTAGAATACCAGAACCAAGTTTACCCTGTGAGGTGGTGCTATCTAGGATAAAGGCTTGGATAAGGGGTTCTGAGGTTAGTATTTTTGTGGTAAATATATTGTTGGTAATATCGTGTTGAACGCCTTGAACAAATAGTTCCTTTGTGATTGTAGAGCCACCTGGAACAGTTTTGGTTACATTGACTAAATCAAAGATTTCAAGATTTAAGCCAGCCACGATTTTAGATACTGCGCTTGGATCATCGAGGTTTATAGTCATCGAGTCAATTCGATCAGTTGTATCCTTGCGAGCCACTAGCAGGGTTTGAGCCTGATTTAGTGCCTCAGCATCGGTTTGAACCAAAATATCATCTCGCTTGCCTGAATGTAGGAAGTAAGTATCTATTGAGGTTTGATCGAAAACATTTTGGCTAGTTCCATTTAGGCGAGTAACTGTTACATCATTAACTAGCAAGGTATCATCGTTGGCGAACTCTATTTGATTATAGGTAATTCCTGAACCATCATCTGCGAAAATAGTTGGCGTTGCATCAGCCTTTTTACTTACAGTATCTCTTGAATAAAAAGTTGCATTACCTTCTGCATCTATAAAGAAGCCACCGAACTCTGAGGATTCTACTAATTGAATTGCTCCTAGTAAATCTCTATTAGTTGTTCCTGGGTCTGCTTGAAGTGTGCTATCACCAGTATCTATACTTCTTTGAGATGTAGGCCAACTTACTACATCTAGCAGAGTATCCATTCTCGCTCCACTTAATTGTGGTGAGCCTGCTCCTGCAACAGTGCTTATTAAAATTCCATTTAATAATCTAAAACCATCTACACATTGTAAAGTGATTTTAGAGGTATCCTCAACGCCTAATCCATAGGTGCTGTTATAGGAAATAATGTAGCCTGAGTAAAGATAGTAGCGATCAGTTCCGCCACCATCATCATAATCTGCATAAATGCGAATTTTGCGCAGTGGTAGTAATTTGCCATAGTAGGGCGAGGAAACATTCTCGGCTGACCAATCGCCGTTATCATCGGCTAAAATTACTGTTGCAACTCCAGCCTCAAATTTATTTAGAATGCGGTTTCTGCCTCTGCGAATACTAACCTGCAAGGCAATATCTGAAACATCAACCACATCGCCTGGGGCATCTGCCAAAATGCCTGTTCCAAGTGGAGTAGTTGGATCATCTAAAATTAGGGGGTTGCCAAAGGCAGGGCCGTTGGCAAAGTCAATTGAAACTCCTACAACTGGTAACCCTGGCATTACAAATTCACTACGCTATTGGTGATTGCTCTGCCTGAAGTTTGACCTGCCAAAATTCCATTTCTAACATATTCAGTTAGATCAGAGGCTGAGGTTACGCTGCCGTTTACAGTTATGTTCACAGTAGTTCCCATTCCACCCATCTTGCTAAGTGGAATAACTGCTTCAGGGCCTGCCTCGCCGATAAGTGCGGTAGTTGCTCTAGTAACAATTCCACCCTCTGCCATCTTAGGGCCACTAAATCTATTACCACTCTCACGCATTCTTTCGGCTTCAATTTGGCCTACAGTCATACCAGCATAACCTGGAGTTCCAACTAAAGTTTTGGCTAGATCAGAATAGTAAGTTGGGGTGTAAGGAACTGGTGTTTCAGGTTTTTTCATTGCAGCAAGTGCTTTAAGATAATCATTTAAAGCCTTAAGCGCTTCCTCCCAACCAAAGGCAGCAAGTAATCCTTCAAAATCCCAACCATTGATTTTAGGAACATTTAAAACTTTAGCAACATACTTTAAAACTTCTTGAGTTGTAATTCCCCATTTACTAGCAAGTGCTTCAACCTCATAAGTAGTTATCTTATTATCTGAGATAGCAATTAAAATATCAGCGTATCGTTGCGCTGCAATTCTAGTTCTTTCAGTTGCCTCATAATTAGCAAGCAATAGATCATACATATTCTTTTGAGCAAGATTCTGCTCTTTAAGAAGGTTTAATCTGACCGCCTCAAGTTGGATAGGGTCTTTTTCGTCTTTTGGAACTACGCCCATTAATTTTAATTTTTGTAAAACCGCTTCTGCTTGAATTTGTTTTAATTGTTCTTTAGTTAAATTTTTACTATTATTAACTATTTTATTTATATTATTAGCAAGAACATCTGCATTTTTAGCACCTTGCCTGCCATAAGTTCTACCCCAAAGTTTCTCATTTTTACGCAGAACATCGCCTGTATTGCTAATTTCATCAGTATTTTTAGTTAATGCTTTATAGGCAACTAATGCTGCTGTCGCAGCAACAACTGACGCACCAGCAGTTGCCAAACCAGTAGCAATACCTGCTGCGGTTGCGGCTACTGCTTGAGCGCCAAAGGCTACTGCTAAAACTCTTACTGCACCTGTTAAGGCAATTATTCCTGCAAACACCTTAGCGCTTGCAAAGGCAGTTAATAATAAAGAACCAAAAACTTTTATTGTGTCTAAATTACGACTAATAAATCCAAATAAATCAGTTACATAAACAATAAAAACAGGAAGTTGAGTAAGGATAGTTTCTAGCGCAACCGCAAGTTTATCTTTGTTAGCATTGATCCAAGCCTCTAATTGAGGCAAAACTTTAGTTTCAATTACTGTTGCAAATGTTTCAATAACAGGCAAAAGGGCATAACCTAATGTTTCAAGAATTTCCCCATAAGCAAGGCCTAAACCTATTAATCTATACTCTAAAGTTTCTGCGCGTTTAGCGGCAGCGCCAAATGTTTCTTTATTTGTTTCAGTTAATATTTTATTAAAATCTTTAGATTTAATTGTTGCAGCACTTAATCCTGGAACTAAAACTCCTAATGCTCTGCCTTGGCCTTTCATCGCCTTAATAATTGCATTAGAACTAGTTGCTAAATCCGCGCCTGATTGAGCGCTAACATTAAGTGCTGTTCCAAGTAATGTTTGACCACTTGCAATTGATCCTGTTGCTGCGGTTAGACGGCCTAGGGCAGGGCGGAGTTCATCATCTGCAACCCGAACTTGCTTCTGTAATAAAGTAATATAATCCTCAGTGCCAGCAATAGCGGCATCAGTAGCGCCAACAGTATTGCGCAAAGAGTTTGCAAGTAATGCCTGGCTCTTTTGATCCTCCATAGCAGCGCGAACTGCATCAACGCCAACTTTAGCAGCGAAGGCGGCAGAGGCGGCAGCAGCAACTCCAAATGCTTTAGCGCTCCTCTTGGCAAATCTATCAAAATCTTTACCAAGTTTAGTTATATCTTTTTGAGCCTGCTTTGAGCCTTTGGCAGAATACTGCGTAATAATGCGAGCAATTATTGCGCCAGTTGCCATTTTAACTCCTACTGTTTAAATTGTTTTGTAATGTTTTTTTAGCCTCATCTAAGGCTGCTGCAACTCGCTTTTGGATTTCCTCTTTATCTTTATCAACAACTGCCCAAATAAGACGGGAGGCTTTACCAAATGAATTGCTTAAATATCTAATAAATTGATTGCGTGATGCGTTGCCACGCCTGCCTGCAACTTCAAAAATTGCACCAGCAGCATCTTTATTAACTAACGCGCCAGCGCTAGTAGTGTAATCACCGCGAACTTTACCCTGCGAACGGCTTTTGGTTATGCCTGCCTGAATTGCGTTTATATCCCAGGCTGGCCAACCTGCGCCACCGCGAGTTCTTGGATTAGTGGCTGATGTTTTACGCCAGCCACGCATCGGTGTTCCATTTACAGAACTACTAAATTGAACAACTAAATTATCTGCTGATTTCTCAGCCCTAGATAATTCATCGTTAATTACTTTATTGAATTTCCTAGCCGCCGCCTTATCAAATTGTTTTAAAGCATCTTGAGTTTCCTTGATACCTGATAAAACAATAACTTCATCGGCCATATTTGTTTGCCTTTGCTTTTTCTTTTAGATAGGCGAGCATTGCTTCTAATATACCATCGGGCGCATCTAGTAATTCATTTGGAGATATTCCGTACTCCACCGCAAGAGTTGCTATTGTAAAAGTTAGGCTGTCGCGGTGGATTCTGAATTTGGGTCTGAAATCATCTCCACAGATTCAAGCGTATCTAAAAATTCAGGGCCAAAAGGTTTTACAACTCGGCCATTATCTTTTAGAGATTGCCAGGCTAGAAAATAGATATGTTCCATTTTCTGATCCTCAGCGAATAACTTTGCTAATCCTTTACCGAACTTCTGCTCAAAAGCAACGATGGTGCGTGGGCGTAATGAAAACACGCTATCTACACCATCGTTAGTTTTGATCTTTAGTGATAAACCATCCATTTTATTTCCCCCTAGTTAGTTATGATGTTGCTTTTGTTATTGCACCTGATATTGGCCAGGTAACACTTGCTGTTGCTAATTCACCAACGGCACCTGAAAGCGGTTGCCATTCTGAAACTAGCGCGTTAAATGAATATGACGGATTTGTTGCAGTGGTAGAACCTGCTACTGGTTTTACAATTACCGCAGCAGATGTTCCAATTGTAGGATAAACAACAGATTCTAAAGCACCAGATGCAAAATCCTGGAAAAATTCTATTGTTACTTGATTATCGGCCAATCCAGCAACTCTAGTTCTGGCGGTATTTCCAAAACTAGTTGTATCCACGACATCTAACGATGTTGATAAAGTTACTGAACTAACATAACTTGAAATATCTGTGCTTGCGAAAGTAATTGAAGCGTTGGTTAATACAATTCTTGCCATTATGCAACCGCCTTAGTAATTGCTCCTGAAATTGGCCAAGTAACAGATGCGGTGGCTAGTTCGCCAACTGCGCCTGATAGTGGCTGCCACTCTGCTACTAGAGCAGAGAATGTATAGGAAGGATTTGTTGCAGATACTGTTGTATCAACTGGAGTAACTACAACAGTTGTTGCAGTTCCTATTAGTGGATAAATTGTTGCTTCTACATTTGATGTTGCAAAATCTTGATGAAACTCAAGAGTTACAGAATTATCTGCCAAACCAGCAACTCGGCTCCTTGCTGCTGTTGATGAGAATCCTGTTGTATCTACAACATCGGAACTGGTGCTTAAGGTAACGCTAGCGATATGATCAGATAAATTTACTGAATTTATCGTAACCTTCGCATTTGTTAAAACGATTCTTGCCATTATTTATCGGCTCCTTCTTGGATTACTGGTTTGGTTGTTCCCCCACTTGCCTTAATGTGGTTGCCAGCAATTAATGCTTCTATGTTGGCACCTGCACTAAGCAATTCTTTTTCGGTGATTGATTCACCTTTCTTTTTATTACAAACCTCAACTTCTGAGGTAATTATGTAACTCATTTTACTCCTTATCCGTAAAGTGTAATTCGGTATCTATAAGATAAAAATAAAGTGCCAGCAGAGTCATAAGTTCCACCCTCGGCACTAATAACTCTGAGAGTATTCACTGCTCCGCCTAAAGTTCTATCACCTTCGATTGCGGTTTTAATTGAGCCAGCGCCCGATCCTGCTAGAAAAGCATCTAACTTATCCTGGGCTACTCGCTCTGATAAGCGTTGAACAATCACCAACACATCGCAATTTGCTTGGTCTAAACCTCGCGCATTGTTTAAATCGAAGGTGAAATCTAGTTGTCCAACTATCGCTGCTGGTGGCGTTACTGTATCTGGGATTAAATCATAAACTCTAAGGCCACTTATTGTTTGTAGGCGAATTTTTAAACCATCTCTAACATTACTTGGAATCACTTAGCCAAGCCGCCATTCTTACGATATGGGCGAAGTAATACTTCAACATCAGCATCAAGGCGAGAATATAATCTAACAGTTCCAAGATCAGGGCTACCTGCAATTCCAAAGGGGGATTGCCTGCGACCAAATAAGCGTGAGGATTGAATTAAAGCAGCCATATTTACTTCGGCTGGAACTGCTGTAAATCCCCAAACGCCTTTTACACGAACTGATTGAGGAAGTTGATATGGAAAAATATAACTGCCAATTGCTAAAACTCTATTGTAAGGCCAAGATTTTGTTGGGTTATTAATTGGCTCCACCATATAATCGGTGGTACTCCAAACAGTTCCAAATGTGCGATCAAAGTTATCATCAGTAGCAATTTCGCTTACTGTTGTTATATCATCAATGTTTATTGTATAAGGATCAAGGGCTGTGTAATAGCGAGTTACTGGAGAACCTACACTGCCATTTACATAAAAGAAGCGTTCAGTATAATCATCAATCATTCGACTAGCAGCAGTAACCGCAGATTCTAAAGCGGTATCATCAACTGAATCAGTAATATTTAATGAGGCTTTTATTTCGGCAAGTGTGCAGTATCCATTAGTTATTGCCACGCTTTATCCTTCTTTCCGCTTTCGGTAAAATCGCTCTTTCAAGTTCAGGCTCGGCAGTTGCCGTTTGTCTAGGTTTTATTCTTTTCTTAAAAATCTTTTTTAATTTTTCCATAATTTATGGTGCCTATCATCTAGCCAATATGATTTTAGATGAGGCAAAATTGCTCCTGTATTTACAAATATTGGATATCCCAAGGAGCGAATACGGCGGCTGAAAAGTAAATCCTCGCCGATCCATTCACCATTTATCGGGCCATCCCAAAACCAACACCAATTTTTACCCATATTAGGATCGGCGGTTTCTCTCATTTTTTCTAACACGCTTCGGTGAATTAGTAGGCAACCAGTACCTGCTGCATCTATTTCAAAAACTTTATTCTCATCATATTTATAGAGGGGTAAGAAACCCTCTGGCGCATCTTGGAATATCGCTGGAACTGGTTTTGGATATTCACTCTTGCCGTCATTAAAGGCTGCAAATACTAATCCTGCTACAACTGGGCGTTCTAAATCGTGGGCTGTATCAATTAACTTATCAAAAGTTGCAACCCCTAATTGCTGATCGCTATCTATCATCAGAAGCCAATCAGATTTTGTATTATCTAAAAATTGTTTAACTATCTGATTACGAATTTTAGAAAGTAATCCTGAACCTTTAATTCTTACAAATGGCCCTAATCTTGCTGATCTTGATTGCGCTAATTGGATTAATGTATAGGCAAATGAACCATTTACTTGGCCTGAATCGCAAGAACCAATTGTTACTTTATGTGCGCTTTTCATAGTTCCCCCGAACTATTTAGGAGTTTAGGTGGTTTAATCGGGGGAGGTTAAACCACCTAAACAGTTCTTAATTACCTTCTAAATTAGAAGGATGGTGCTGCTAAGCCAGTTCCGCTAATGATTGACGCGGCTAATGGATAGCGTTCTGCGGTGAATGCGGCATAGCCGTAAACAACGCTTTTTACAGTTAAGGCACCAGCATTTGTTGCTTCGAATCGAAGTGAGAATGGTGATCCTGGTTGCTCCCATAGGTGCATTTCGCGAGCATCAACCAAATAGATTTCATCTTGGTTAGTTGAAGCGCCGTAGTTAGTTGCAACTGAAGCATCTGCAATGATAGGCAAACCAAGTAGTTGGTAACCTGAGTTGCCGTATTGTGCAACTCCTGATCCTGCTGCAACGGAGTTCATTGGGCCGTTTGCTGCTGGAACTACTAGTGGGCGGTTTGAACCATCAACGCCTGCTAGCAAGAATGCTAGACGGCGTGGGTGCATAATCCAAGCGGTTGGAGTTGTAAATACATTGCTCTGAACATGTTGTAGAGCATCTGCCAACTTTGGATATAGAAGTGCAACAGTTGGAGTTGTTGCAGTGAAAGTTACTGCATTTCCACCTGATGAACGAATACCTTTAATGGTTCCGTTAGTTCCTGCACCATTGA